TGACAAGACGATGTGTTCCAACAACTATTAAAAAAATGCGCGGAACGTTCAACATAACTAAAGCTAAGGATGAAACGGAGCCTAAATTCCTCACAGAACCACCGCCAGAATACTTCACTGATACATCAGTACGAAAGGAGTGGGATAGGCTAGCCGCTATACTCCGGCGAAATGGTTTGCTCACTGAAGTGGACGGCGAAGCGTTGATTAAATACTGTGAACTGTATATTATGTGGAAGGACGCGAGCGCTAAGGTGAGGCGCGATGGTGTTTGTCTCAAAGGGAAATATGGGCCTGTTCAACACCCGGCTTTCAAGGCGGTTATTATGTTGGGAGCACAAATCAAAACATTGCTGTGTGAATTCGGTATGACGCCGGCCTCTCGAACTAGAGTGCGAGTGAAGGAGGAAGATAAAACGAAATCCGAAGAGGAGACTCTCTTTGACTGAAAAGGAACTGGAAATCATTAAAGTGGATCAAGCCCTCTTCAACAGCCAACACATCAGACCAGAGGTTGCGCGCGTAGTCAATATACAAGTTCTGCCTAATCGGGCATTGACGAACCTTGTAGCTAACGGCTCAACAGTGACAATGCCGAGCGGCGCTCGATATCTGCTGAGATCCGATGGTTCGTTGAGTCGACTAAACAAAAACAAATCAAAGAAAAGTAAGAAGGCGAAATGAATACGAGGCAGAAAGCTAAGCCTGCCTTGCATCTGTGCCTGAATCATCAAAACAATTGGACATGCATGATATAATAGTAGATGAAAGGCGATGTGTCGAGTTCACTCAAAAAGAAATCAAAGTACTACTTCGATGAAGACGCTGCGACTAAGGTTCAGAAGTTCTTCTCTAAAGTTCTCACTCACGTCAAAGGTCACTTAGCCGGATCGCCGTTAATCCTTGAACCGTGGCAATCAACTATAATCGAAAATGTCTTTGGCTGGAAGCGAGAATCAGATGGGACGAGACGGTACAGGGTCGTATATATTGAAGTTCCCAGGAAAAATGGAAAGTCCACCCTTGCGGCTGGAATTGCCTTGGTGCTCCTCCACATTGATGGAGAACCTGGAGCAGAGATATACTCCGCCGCCGCTGATCGAGAGCAAGCCCGAATCGTCTTCAGTGTCGCAAGTTCGATGGTCACCTCATCTCCTCTCCTTTCCAAACGGAGTGAGGTTCTACGAAACGCAATCATTGCACCAAAATCCAATTCTTCATATAAAGCAATAAGCGCAGAGGCCTACACTAAACATGGCCTCAACGCTCATGGGGTTTTATTCGATGAACTTCATGCCCAGCCTAATCGAGATCTATGGGATGTACTAAAAACTTCTCAAGGTTCTAGGCGCCAACCACTGCTGGTAGCTATTACAACAGCCGGCTTCGACAAGCACTCTATTTGCTGGGAACAACATGAGCATGCTAGAAAAACTATTGAAGATCCGGAGTACGATGAGTCACTTTATCCGGTAATATTTTCAGCCAGTGACAAAGATGATTGGCAGGCTGAAGAGACTTGGCAGAAAGCTAATCCTAATTTCGGAGTATCGATTAGCGGACAATATCTTAGAGAGGAGTGCGACACCGCATCCAAGACACCTGCCTATGAGAACACCTTCAAACGGCTGTTTCTCAATATGTGGACAGAGCAGGACGTACGTTGGATGCCAATGGACGCCTGGGACTTATGTCAGCAGAATATTAACGCTGACGACCTTGCGGGTGAAGAGTGTGTTGCCGGCTTAGATATTTCTAGCGTCAATGATCTTTCCGCGCTGATATTATATTTCTCAGCTAAGAAAGTTGTTCTCCCTTTTTACTTTGTGCCACAGGACGGCGCAAGACTACGAGGTCTACGAGATCGTGTCCCCTACCCCGAGTGGATTAGAGCGGGTTTTATTGAAGCAACTCCGGGCAACGTAGTTGACCAGGACCGCATTAGAAAACGCATCGGTGAGCTGGGAGAAAAGTTTAAGTTCATTGAGATAGCAATTGATCGGTGGAACAGCACACAGCTACAAAGCCAACTACTAGGCGACGGTTTCAATGTAGTGCAGTTCGGGCAGGGCTACATGTCAATGTCCGATCCTACCAAGCGCCTGTTGGGTATGGTTCTCAATAAGTCTGTAACACTGCCTATTAATCCGGTGTTACGATGGAATGCTTCAAATGTGGTAGTTGAGCAGGATGCGGCGGGCAACCTGAAACCATCGAAAGCTAAAAGCGGCGAGAAGATAGATGGCATGGTTGCGCTAATCATGGCAGTGGGGCGGGCGGACGCACAAACTGGTGCTAGCGAGGATTCGGTCTATGAAGAGCGCGGCGTTCTTACAATATAGAGATCAATTTATTTCGAGCCTTCGAGATAAGGTTTGGGACGCATACTTTCTAGTGGGCGCCGCATGCATTATTCGCGGTGTGGCAATGTTCTCCGTGCCAGGCGGCTGGATTATGATGGGTCTGTTTCTTGTTTTGTTGGGAATGTTTGGCCCGCACATTAAGAAATCATAATGCCATTTTTTTCGCGTATAGCCAAGAATGCAGGTTGGGTCGCATCAGACGATCGTTGGTATGACTTATCATTAACACAACCATCCGAGTCCGGTGTTAACGTTACGCCGGACTCTGCGCTTAGACTCGCAGCTGTTATGGCGGCTGTCCGGATACTAAGCGAGACACTGGCCATGCTACCGCTGAAGATAATGCAGCGGACAAAGGATGGTGGAAAGATAGTAGCCACGAGACATCCCATTTACGGTGTATTGCACGACAAGCCGAATCAGTGGCAGACTAGTTTTGAATGGCGCGAGATGCTGATGGGGCATCTGGTGCTTCGAGGCAATGCCTATTGTCAGATTGTTCCGGGGGTTCGAGGGTTTGTAGATCAACTTATACCGTTGCATCCTGACAGAGTAGTTGTTGAGCGAAATAAGACTTCAGGCAAATTAGTCTATAGGGTTCGACGAGCATTCGATGAAGAACTAATACTACAGCAAGAAGAAGTGTTTCATGTGAGAGGTTTTTCGCTCGATGGCATCACAGGTATGTCCGTCATTCAAATGTGTCGAGAGACTATCGGCATTGGCATGGCGATGGAAAGCTATGCTGCTCGATTCTATGCTAACGACGCGACGCCGGGAGGAATACTCCGGCACCCTGGGCAGCTCGGTGAAAAGGCGCACAAGAACCTCAAGAACACATGGAACCGCGACCATCGCAGCCTCAAGAATGCGCACAAGATTGCTATCCTTGAGGAGGGAATGGAGTGGCAAGAACTTGGAATAAGAAACCAGGATGCACAGTTCATGGAGGGCCAGCTGTTTCAGATAAGCGAAATAGCCCGAATCTTTAGAGTGCCTCCTCACTTAATAGGTGACCTGTCAAAAGCGACTTATTCGAATATTGAGCATCAGGGTTTGGAGTTTGTTACCTATACTATGATGCCGTGGTTAGTCAGGTGGGAACAGGCTATCAACAGAGATTTAATTTTACCTGCGGCCCAGTTCAAATATTATTCACGGTTCGTTGTTGATGCTTTACTTCGTGGAGATATCAAAACTCGTTATGAAGCTTACAGTCGCGCAATAGCGGCCGGCTGGCTTAGCAGGAATGAGGCGCGTGAGAAAGAGGATTACAATCGAGCAGAGGGGCTTGACGAATTCTTAGTGCCGGTTAACATGGCTGCGGCTAGTAACCTTGATCAGCTAAACGTCTTTACCGACAATGAGGACAAAGACAAAGACGAGGCTGCGGAGGCCGCAACCGGAACATATACTCTCACAGAGCATTTAGCCCGCCAAGCTGCTGAGAGGCTAGTCAATAAAGAAATCTTGACCGTTAACCGGTTGTGGGCGAAATACTCCGAGGCTTTATCTGCATCGGTATTCAATGACAAGCTAACTGAATTTTATACCGGTCATGAAGAATTTATTCGAAAAGTTCTTCCTGAAAGTGTGGCTAAAACGTTAGTGGCCGAGTCCAGGGCTGATCTTCAAGACTTGTGCAACACGGCTTTGACTATAGAGGAACTAACAAGAAATTGGGCCGGAACAAAGGTTGAATATATCACAGGCCTAATCCTCAAGACAGCCGCAGGAGTTACGAATGCAGGAGTTACGAATGCAGGAGTTACGAAATGAGATATGAGCACATAATTAAAACCGTCTATCAGACACCTTGGGCTATTACCCCTGAAGTTTTTGCGAGACTTGAAAGAGTTGTGCGGCTTAGGGTTCTCGATGGTATATCACGTGAAGATATTGCGCTGATAACCGGCTTTGAGAAAAAACTTGAGCGACCTATGGCGGCTCACAACTCTTCGCGGTCGTCAGGCTCCGGTAGCATTGCAGTATTGCCTATTACGGGTATAATTACTCAGAGAGGCGGAATGGACGATGCCTCTATGCCGCTATTCTCAACGGCCGCTTTTGGTAGATATCTCCGGACTTTAATTGCCGACCCTAAGATCGACACGATTCTGTTGGATATCGATTCACCGGGCGGAAGTGTTTCAGGTGTGCCCGAGTTAGCTAAGATTATCTTTGACGCGCGTTCAGAAAAGCGTGTCGTTGCTATAGCCAATAGCTTCGCAGCTTCAGCGGCCTATTGGCTCGGTTGTGCGGCTAGTGAATTCTACTGCACTCCAAGTGGGGAAGTTGGGTCGATTGGTGTTTTCTCCGCCCATGAAGACTATTCAAAACATTTGGAGAAGTTAGGCATCAAGGTGACGTTGATCAGCGCCGGTGAGTTTAAGGTAGAAGGTAATCCTTATGAACCACTGTCGGATGCAGCCCATGCCTCGATTCAAGCGGATGTTGATAGTTATTATGCAATGTTCCTTGATGCCGTAGCTAAACACCGCGGAGTCACAGCCAGCCACGTGAAGAAGAATTTCGGCAAAGGTAGAACCCTTATGGCTGAAGCGGCTCTTTCCGTTGGTATGATAGACGATGTGCTAAGTTTTGACGAAGTTATTGAGAAGCTTGGCGGAAAGGCTTCGTCAAGATCTACCTCAGCCTCATCTACTGCAGACAATGAGCGCGATAGAACGTTGTCAGAAGACGCGCGTTCGATTTTGATGGCGCGAAGTTTGCGGTTACTGGAGTTGGAGTAAAAGTTCTGTGATGCGATTAGATAGCGAACCACTCGCCAGTCGGTGAAAAGGTTTGATTCTCGGGTCGCAGGTTAGTTTCAAGCGCTCAGGTCAGTCGACCAGGTATAGCGTTCTAGGTTAACAAAAAAATTCACCACAACCTAACAGGAGTAAATGAAACATGGACATCAAAGAACTGCGCCAAAAAAAGGCTGACCTGGTTCGCGAAGGACGAATTGTCCTGAGTAATCTTGGCTTGAGTGCTGAGCAGGTCGACTTGCAGTATAAGGCAATTGAAACTCAGATCGAGCAGACCAACGCTTCTATCGCACGTTGGGAGACTCAGGTTGCGTTTGAGAATAAGGCAGGAAGCCGGCCTGATGAGAATGTGATTGTTGATCAGCATCAGCGGGTCCAGTCTATTAACGACCTTGGCTCCACGCCGTTTAAGTCGTTTGGCGACCAGCTCCACGCTGTTATGTATGCCTCGCGAAATCCTGGTGCGATTGACCCTCGGCTCAGGTATCAGGCAGCCGCGACGGGTGCTAGCGAAGGGATCCCTTCCGACGGTGGCTTTCTTGTGCAGAAGGACTTCTCGACCGAGCTCATCAAGCGGGCGTACGAAACTGGCTTGCTTGTGTCTCGATGCACTAAAATTCCCATCAGCGGAAACTCGAACGGCCTGAAGATGAATGCTGTGGATGAAACCTCGAGAGCTAACGGCTCACGATGGGGCGGAATTCAAGCCTACTGGGTAAACGAGGCGGATACTACCACGGCGACTAAGCCGAAGTTTCGCACCATGGAATTGAACCTTCAGAAGTTGCTCGGTCTGTGCTATGCGACCGACGAGCTTCTGGCGGATGGTGCCGCGCTCGAAGCTGTTATCTCTCAGGGCTTCGCGGAGGAATTCGGTTTCAAGCTCGACGATGCGATTCTCAACGGAACTGGTGCAGGCCAGCCTCTCGGTATTCTGAACTCCGGCGCGGTGCTTAGCGTCAACAAGGAATCTGGGCAGTCAGCGGCTACGTTCCTGTACGACAACGTAGTTGCGATGTGGGCCAGGCTGTGGGCTCGAAGCCGTGCAAATGCCGTGTGGCTCTATAACCAAGACATGGAACCTCAGATCTTCAAAATGTCTTTGGTTGTAGGGACTGGTGGTGTGCCGGTGTTCATGCCTGCTTCTGGAGCCTCTGTGCTGCCGTACGGAACTTTGTTCGGCCGGCCGATGATACCTATCGAACAGGCGCAGACTCTCGGAACCGTCGGAGATATTATGCTGGCGGATTTGTCGCAGTATCTCCTCATTGATAAGGGCAGCATGAAGAGTGAAGCTAGTGTGCATGTGCGCTTCATTAATGATGAGACTACCTTCCGGTTTGTTTACCGTGTTGACGGACAGCCGACCTGGAAGTCTCCGATCACACCGAAGAACGGCAGCAACACGCAGTCGCCGTTTGTTGTTTTGCAGACTCGCTCCTAAGGTCCGTTGAACTTTTGTTGAGAGGCGTCGAAGATACTGGAGTAATCC